TGACAACATAAAAAATGTTGTACAACTAAATGAGAAGTATGCTGCGAGTATTATCACGGAGGAACCCAGACTAGCAATCCCATTCTTTGACAAACACGGTAGGTTGACTGCCGTATCTTTGCGTGGTATGAGAGGTGAAACGCTGAGATATATACTAGTCAAAGTAAGAGAAGATGCTCCCACTGTGTTTGGATTGGAACAGGTGAACGAGAAAGAGATGGTCACCGTTGTTGAGGGTCCACTTGACTCCCTGTTTCTTGACAACTGTATTGCATGTGCTGGAACATCTTTCAACAAGATTGATGATCTGGGTTTTGATCCTCAAAAGATTCGCATAGTTTTTGACAATCAACCGAAGAACAAGGATGTTTGCAAGTTGATGTCAAAGTACGTCGATCAGAATTACAATATCGTTATCTGGCCTGAGAGTGTATCTCAAAAAGATATAAATGATATGGTAACGAGTGGTTTGAGCGTACAAGATATGGTAGACAATAACACATACCGTGGACTGTCTGCTCAATTTAACTTTAACCAATGGAAAAAATGTTAGGAGATGGTAATGGAATTTTTAATTCTTGCCGGTGTCGCAGTATTGTTTGTTTGGGGTTTTTGGACTTTCATGTTTAAACCCAAAGCTGAAAAGGCGATTGACAACGCTACTGGAGCATCAAAACCCACGCTGACACCGAAACAGGTAGAAGCAAACTATGACGTAGGTCTCGCATCACTCGGACTACCTTCTTATGAAGAGTTGATGAAGTTGACCAAAAAGCAACTAGATGCACAAGCTGCAAAGCAGGGTATCAAGTTGGACGCTCGTCAAACAAAGAAGAAGATGGTATCCGCGTATCAAGATGGATTGAAGTCTAAGTAAGTTTAAGTTGTAAAGGAATATATAATGAGTGAAGTGAATTTGATTAGTGTATCAAAACCTTCTGCTATCACAGGATGTGGCACTGCGGGAGAGTTGGTTTCATATGTTGCTAGGGTGAGTAACCCCGACAACCAGAATAATAAAGAAACCTCTCCCAAACTTTTGCGGTACTTAGCAAAAAATAATCACTGGTCTCCATTTGAAATGGTACACATGACAATGGAGATTAAAACTACGCGGGATATCGCCAGACAAATCTTGAGACATCGAAGTTTTAGTTTTCAAGAGTTTAGTCAGCGGTATGCGGTCAGTGAAAACTTTGTTACTCGCCAAGCAAGACTACAAGACCCCAAAAACAGGCAAAATAGTATTGATATTGATATCGATCATCGTGTCCGTAAAGACGGTCTTTCCACCCCAGAAAGTCGTTTGTCTGAAGAATGGAATATGAAACAAAACCAACATATCCATGAGACAAAAAAGATTTACCAGTGGGCGCTGGATAATGGAATCGCAAAGGAACAAGCAAGAGCAGTACTACCAGAAGGACTTACAGAATCAACACTGTACATGGCTGGTACGTTGCGATCTTGGATTCATTATTGCGAACTACGCCGTGCAAACGGTACACAAAAAGAACATATGAAAATTGCAGACAAATGTTGGGATATCGTTGGAATTCATTTCCCAGAAATCGCAGACGCATTAGACGAAGAATAAGGTAAAATAATGGCTAGACAAGATTATTTGGGTATTCAGATTGATACCTCGCGTGACGATTTATTTGACAAGTTGGGTCTGCAAAGACTGAAAGAAAGTTACATGACGGATGATGAAACGACTCCGCAACAAAGATTTGCTTTCGTCAGTAAGGCGTTTGGTTCTAACCCAGAACACGCTCAACGATTGTACGAGTATTCCAGTAAACATTGGTTGTCATACTCAACCCCGATTCTATCTTACGGTAGATCGAAACGTGGTATGCCTATTTCTTGTTTTCTGAATTACATCAACGACACCGCTGAAGGTCTTGTTGAAAATCTTTCGGAAACAAACTGGTTGTCTATGTTAGGTGGTGGTGTCGGTATCGGTTTCGGTATCCGCGCCAGTGACGATAAGTCAGTGGGTGTTATGCCTCACCTCAAAACATATGACGCCTCTTGTCTGGCGTACAGACAGGGACGGACTCGCCGTGGTTCCTACGCCACATACTTGGACATTTCTCACCCCGATGTGGTGGTGTTCTTGGAGATGCGTAAACCAACGGGAGACCAAAACTGGAGATGTCTAAACTTGCATCATGGTATCAATGTCAGTGACCGATTCATGGAACTGATCGAAAGATGCATGACTGACCCAGAAGCAGATGATGGTTGGAATCTGATTGACCCCCATAGTGGTGAGGTTCGTGACACTGTTTCCGCTCGTGGTTTATGGCAGAAGATTCTGGAACTGCGGATGGAGACGGGTGAACCATATCTACACTACATTGATACCAGTAATAGAAATCTTCCAGAATTCCAGAAGAACTTGGGACTGAAGATTCATCAATCAAATTTGTGTTCTGAAATTATTCTACCTACCAACGAAGAACGTACAGCAGTGTGTTGTCTCTCTTCCGTCAATTTGGAAAACTATGACGCATGGTCAAAGGACAGTAATTTCTTGAAAGATATTGCAGAGATGTTGGACAACGTATTGCAATTCTTTATTGACAACGCCCCCGATGAAGTAAAGCGGGCGAAGTACTCTGCACAAAGAGAAAGAAGTATTGGTATTGGTGCTCTAGGTTTTCACGCATATCTACAGAAGAAAGGATTGCCGTGGGAAAGTGCAACGGCGAAGGGTGCTAATCTAAGAATGTTTAAATTAATCAGGAGTCGTTTAGATGACGCAAACTTGGAACTTGGTAACGAGCGAGGTGAAGCGCCTGACGCAACAGGCACAGGAAGAAGATTTAGCCACCTTATGGCTATCGCTCCCAATGCTAGTAGTAGTATTATCATGGGTAACACTTCACCGTCTATTGAACCTTTTAGGGCTAACGCATATCGCCAGGACACGCTTAGTGGTGCGTATCTCAACAAAAATAAACATTTGGATGTCCTCATTCAAAGTAAGATCGAAGAGAATCCGAAGATCGATTATGACGAAACTTGGTCGTCGATAATTGCCAACGATGGGTCAGTGCAACATCTAAGTTTTCTTGACGAATGGGAAAAGGATATCTTCAAGACCGCGATGGAGATCGATCAGCGGTGGGTAATTGAACACGCCGCAGACAGACAGGCTTTCATCGATCAGGCGCAGTCATTGAACGTATTCTTCAGACCCGATGTAAACATAAAGTATCTACACGCCGTCCACTTTCTTGCATGGAAACGTGGATTGAAGACTATGTACTACTGCCGATCAGAGAAACTTGGTAAAGCAGATCGTGTTTCCAAGAAGATTGAAAGGCAAGTAATTAAAGAGATTGATATGCAGGCTCTTATTGACGAAGATTCTTGTCTGGCTTGTGAAGGATGATGATCTCTACTTTTATGAAATTATACATATCTGTACCACATGAAAAACGAATCGCAGTTGTTGTTTCTGGTGGTTGGGATAGCGCTTGTTTATGGTACATGGTTAAGAAGATTTGTCTGGAAAGAGGACAAGAGTGTACTGCTTATACCGTACCAAAATTAGACGGCGCTGAACATTATGCCAATCTCGTATTGAAATGGGCAAGTAGGAAGTTAGGATACGGATTTCAACCTACCCGAATAGTAGGACAAATCAGCTCAGACAATCCTTCAGACTATGTAACGAGTGGCGCACATGAAATATTTGATAAGGGGTTCGCAGAACACCTCTTTAATGGAATGAACGCATACCCACCCAATCAAAGGGATATGATGCCAACGGGGTATCCTATGCCTAATGATCGGTTTACTCCAACAGAAGAAGAGAAAAAATATGTTTCTCATCCTTTCGCCGATCTAACAAAAGATCAAACTATACAATTAGGATTCGACTTAGGCATAGCAGAAGAGATCATGCCTATTACTCATAGTTGTACAGAACAGGACAGAGGAAGGTGTAATAATTGCTGGTGGTGCGCGGAGAGAGCGTGGGGCTTCAAACAAATAAACAGAGAGGACACCGGAAATGAGTAAAGTAAAAATTCTTTCTAGAGATGACTGTAGGTGGTGCGCTGATGCAAAGGGATTTTTAATGGGGATGGAAGTAGAGTTTACCGAAGAACATCAACCAGATGGTAGAGTACCACAAATATACGTCGATGACTACCACGTTGGCGGTTACGAAGAACTAATTAAATTTTCTATGTCCCCAGAGTGGGACACATACTTCTAAGGAGAGAGTGTGAAAACTGATTTAACGCAAGAAAGAACTTACTTCAAACCATTTAACTATCCGTGGGCATATGAGGCGTGGTTGAAACATGAACAATCACATTGGTTGCACACCGAAGTACCGATGGCAGAAGATGTGAAGGATTGGAAGAATCGTCTGACCCCAGCGGAACAGGCATTCCTCACCAACATTTTCCGTTTCTTCACTCAGGGTGATATCGATGTTGCAGGCGGGTACGTCACAAACTACTTACCCTATTTCCCACAACCAGAAGTGCGTATGATGCTTATGGGTTTTGCTGCTAGGGAAGCGTTGCACGTTGCCGCGTACTCACACCTTATCGAAACTCTGGGTATGCCGGAGAGTACATACAATGAATTCCTTGAATATGAAGCCATGCGTAATAAGCATGATTATTTTACTGACCTTTCTAATGCCAACGGCACAAGAGAATCAGTTGCGACTAACATTGCCGCCTTCTCGGCCTTTACCGAGGGGATGCAATTGTTTTCCTCATTCATTATGCTTCTGAACTTCCCTCGACACGGGAAGATGAAGGGTATGGGTCAGATTGTCACATGGTCAATCGTAGACGAAACCATGCACGCCGAGTCCATGATTAAGTTGTTCCGCACCTACGTCGAAGAGAACCTTGATCTGTGGAACGACAAACTGAAGTCATCTATCTACACCATTGCGGAAAAGATGGTTGCACTGGAAGACAAGTTTATTGATCTCGCATT